ATAAGTATTTCAAAGTAGCCCCAACCAACCTATAAGGTAAAAGATATGATTGACGTTAGTAATGTTTTCAAACCAGGGGTAACGCACACCTTGTCTGCCACCACCTCCAGTGGTGCGACCAGAACTTCGGCGTTTAGCGACCAAGTTACTGTTGTGATGCTCACAGCTACTGATGACTGCTTTATAGCATTTGATATCGGGGGTGGTCCGACTGCCACCACGTCTTCAGTATTCATAACCCAAGACACACCTTACATATTTGGGGTTAGTTCTGGGTCCCTGTGCGCTGCCATAACTTCTGCTGGGACTTCTTCAGTCTACATCACTGAACTAAGTCGATAAGTGCGGCAGGTTGCTGTAGTAGGCCTTGCGCCTTCTACACATGATGAAGCGCCCTATACTGACCCTCACTGGGAAATGTGGGGACTCCCATGGGACGAGGAGGGTTGGCCATACTTTGACCGTTTGTTAGATATCCATCCCCTGGAGTGCATCAGAGAGGCAACCCCGTCGTTTTATCGCCGTGGGTATGAAGACAGGCTCCGGGAACTAGAAGCCCCCTTGTACATGCAAGAGGCCTATCCTGACATCCCCAACGCTCTTGAATACCCCCTAGATGAGGTTTCCTCGGTAGTCGGAGACTACTACAACTCTTCCATAGCTTACCTTTTAGGAATGGCTATTGCGGAGAAGGTGGACAAGATCGGTTTGTGGGGGGTCGATATGAATTCTAAAGGCGCACCTGGACATGCCAATGAGTATCGGGACGAGCGCCCCAACTGTGAGTACATGCTTGGGTTTGCCCATGCACGTGGAATAGAAACCTACCTACCTGATGCCTGTCCCTTATTGAAATTTAATGGTGAATTTCCCCTCGGGAAGGTTATACCTAAATACGGACACCGTTATGGATACCTGGAAAAGAATTAGATGGCTATAGGAAATTATTCAGAACTAAAGACCGCTGTGGCGAACTGGCTAAACAGGGATGACCTGACAGACCGGATTCCAGAGTTCATAGTATTGGCGGAGGCACGTTTTAACCGTGCCCTTCGTATACGGGCTATGGAAGGCTTATACACAGCCGACACGGTCAAGGACCAGAGGAACTACAACCTCCCGACTAACTATCTGCAGATGAGATCCTTCAGGATCAACCAGGACCCGAAGATAGCACTGTCCTACGTAACCCCGGAAATAATGAACAGGATATGGGCAGGCAGTGACGTGGGAATACCCAGGGCCTACACCATAATGGCCAATGACCTTTTCCTGGGTCCTTCTCCGTCAGCCATATACGAAATGGAGATGGACTACTACAGGAAGTTCGATCCTCTTTCCGCAAGCGCAACCACTAACTGGGTTATCACGAATGCCCCGGACCTCTACCTATATGGGGCACTCTTAGAGGCGGAGCCATTCATAATGAACGATGCCAGGACCGCTTTATGGTCTGGAGCATTTTACAAAGCTATAGAAGACATCCAACTACAAGACACTAAGGACAGACACTCAGGATCTGAGATGAGGGTCCTTAACACCTCTGGTTACCCATAATGGCCGCTGCACCAATTCCATGGAGTAGTGCTAACACTCCCATTGACTGGGATGTCATAGCGATAAACTGGAACACGGCTGCCAAGGCTAACACCGGTACTTACGGGGCACTTGCTGACCAGGCCATGGTTGACGAGAGTGCATTAAACCCCTCGGTTATCTTTGGGGCTTTAGCGGACCAAACAAACACGGGCTTTTTATTAATCCCTACCACAGGGGCATTTGGTGCTCTTGGAGACATATCTGCTGCAGGAGGTATGAGTTTTGCAGCGACTGTTTCCCTAGGGGCGCTTGTAGATCAAGCCATGGTTATGGGGTTAACAGTAGCAGAGACCGCTGCCTTTGGGGCGCTCGGTGATTACGTTAACGCCGTAAACCATGCAGAATCTGTGACTATTGGCTCACTCAGCGACTGGTCTTCTGCAGACGCATTCTTGTGGAATGAGAAATCAGACGTAACAACAACCTGGACAAAAGTACCATAAAGAGGAGCAGTGTAAATTGGATTTTCAACCAACCTTAGAGGCCCATGGAGGCTTACAAATGAACGAGATAAAAGATGTGGGTATTAGCCTCGAAAACTATTGGGAAGTGGTTTGCCATGACTCAAGTGGGGTCGAGAAGTGGAGAGAAATAAACAAGAACCTGGTCACTACAGCAGGTGCTAACCATATCTTGGATGGCACGTTTAAGAGTGGGACCCAGATTACAGCCTGGTATGTTGGCCTGACAAACACGGGCGCAACCCCGGCCATAGCAGACACCATGGCTTCGCACTCGGGATGGACTGAACTGGTTCACACCACCAAGTACTCAGAGACTGTAAGGCAGACTCTGTCACTAGGCGCTATAAGCGGAACAACCACCAGCACTTGCGATAACAGTGCAAGCAAGGCAACCTTTTCCATGAACGCTACAAGTACAGTAGCAGGTGCGTTTGTTGTCAGCAACAACGCCACCTCAGACGCAACCGCAGGCACCCTGTACGGTGTTGTTAACTTTGGTTCAGAGAGAGGGGTTATCAGTGGAGATACCCTAACAGTTACGGTTACACTTACTGCCAAAACAGCGTAGTAGGAGGGTCTAATGGCTACAGAAGATGCTAGTTATATTAGCGAACTAAATGCTGCATACCCAGCCGACGGTGATGCCGTCGGTGAGGGTGGCGGCACGACTACAGGAACGGGATCTACTCGGGGCCACTTGAACATGATCAAGTACGCCCTGAAGACCCAGTTCAGTGGGTTGACGGGGACTACTGCTATTACGACATCTGAGGCAGAGTTGAATTATGTTGATGGTGTTACGTCTGCTATTCAAACCCAGATTGACACCAAAGGCGTTGGGGATGCCCTACTGGGCACACTCCAGACCTGGACCAAACCACAAATACCAGCAACTCAAACTGCTACCATCTCAACCAGTGTAGTTTTAGACTTTGATGCCTACCAGAACTTCATTCTAACTCTAGGGAGCGGTGTTAACACCCTGACCAACCCCACTACAGAAGCATCTAACGTAGGTCAGACAGGGGTTATGCTCTTGATACAACCAAGTTCCGGGGCAGCCGGTACACTTGCTACAGGTACTGACTATGAAACAATCGGAGGAACTGCTTTAACCCTCTCATCTACTAATAGCCAATACGACGTAGTTCCCTACCTTATAAAGGCTACCTCTGCTGTTCTTCTCGGCTCACCCCAACTTAACTTCGCATAATGTTTTCACCTGATCTCTGGAACAAGTCGTCTGCTGCTGATGCCTATACGATTGATAACTCGTTGCGGTTTAATGATGCTGATGATTCCAGATTAACTAAAACTATTGCTACCAGTGGAGACCAAAAAACCATTACTATAAGTTTTTGGTTTAAGAGGGGCACCCTTGGTTTAAACAATACAAGGCTATTCTCCAGTAGAACAAGCGGTTCTGATGAGTTTGAAATCCTCTTCAATACTTCCGATCAGTTAAGCACATATTTTTATAGCGGTAGTTATTCCTTTTGGTTCTTAACAACTCAGGTATTTAGAGATCCATCTGCTTGGTATCACTATTGCTTTAAGTATGACAGTACCCCAGCAAGTCCAGACTCAACTGATTGCGCTTTGTATATAAATGGTGTGCAGGTTACTGCTTTTGAAACTGAAACATACCCAGCACAAGATTTAGAATTACCTGTAAATAAAGCTACTGCTGCCGTAACGATAGGGGATCATGGTGGAGCATTAGGAAGTTATGTTTGGGACGGGTATATAGCAGAGTGGTACAGTATTGATGGTCAAGCATTAGATGCGGATTCCTTTGGCGAACTAGACTCAACCACGAACCAGTGGAAACCCCTAGACAGCGATGATGTAAAAGATGCTGTTACCTTTGGAACCAATGGGTTCTACCAGAAGTATAGCTCTACTGAGTTGGCTACTAGTTTTGCGGATAGTAGTGGCAATACGGGTTATTCACCAACAGTTGCGGGTAATACACATACTGATACCGCTGTAAAGAAAATTGGTACTGCATCTTGTCAAACGGATGGTACAGGTGACTATCTAGGGTTTGGTTCTAGTAGCAATTGGCCAGACTCAGGAAACTATACGATAGAAGGTTGGTTTTATGCCTCAACGATAACATCCCAGATGACTTTATTTGGTGGTGGCTCCAGCAGTGATACTAGCTTT